AAACTACAAAAGGTAAAACTTTTTCTGATTTATATGAAGCAGAAGAAGTTTATGGACCTATGGGTAGAGAGGAACAAGAAGGTATTACAGGTGGTATTACAAATTTAGAAGAATTTATTAAAAAGAAAAAATTTGCTATGGGTGGTAGAGTAAATCTTAGAGCAGGTGGAATTCCAAAAGCATTACAAGCAGCAATGCAAGCTATTAAAAAGAAATTTGGTAAAGATTCTATTAACGTATTAGAAAACGAACCAGATTACGGTATGAGTATTTTAAACGATTATAATATAGCAAGACCAGAATCAGCTGTAGTAAGAGATAAAATGAAAAATTTCGGCAAACCTGGAAAGTACAATGAAGATGGTAGTATCGATTATGATTACTATGCAGAAATATTAAATGATTCTGAAAATACTTTTGTATATGGAGATGAATCTATAGAAGAATTATTAGCAATGGAAAAAGAAACACTTGATAATTATAATGAGATGAAAGCTATGTATGATAGAGGGGAATTAGATAAGTACGCACCCTCAAAATTAGACAATGTAAATGATGATCAACTTGCAGCAGCTGTGGATAATATATTTCCGTCAGGGGATATTAAGTATGATGCTGAAATGGCAGCAGAGTCTTTAGTAGAACTTAATCCTCAAATTTTTGGAGATGTACTTTATGAAGATCTTCCGGATAAATTAAGATCCGATATCTATGGAGCAGTATTAGAAGTAGTATCTGGTAACTCAGCTAAAATGAGAGAATTAAAAAAATTATCTAAACCTACTAACACTTTAGCTTCTATGAAAGCAGGTAAAGGAATTAATATTTCAGATCCAAATATTATGGAAGAATTTTCAACTTTTATGAAAGAAAGTGATCCAGGTGGATACAAAGATATAGAAGAAAAAATTTTACTAGAGTCTTTTGACCCTAAAAAAACTAAAGGAAATGCTAATGGTGGAATCATTGGTTTGACAACTAAACCAAGGTCTGCTAACAGTAAAGCAGGTGTTGAAACATTACGTAAAGGAAGATAGAATATCCCTATGGCTACAATAGACAAAACATTACCCAATATGGATCCTAATCAATTGGGAGAAGAAATTGATATTGAACAAGTAAAAGAAGCAGAGATAATTGAGACCGATGCTGGACCTGTTGAAATAGATATGACTGAAGATGGTGGGGCAGAAGTTTCTTTTGATCCTAACGCTAAAGAAATTCCAGAAGGAATGGGTCATTTTGATAATATTGCAGAAGTTTTAGAAGACAGCATATCAGATCCAATGGCTTCTGAGTTAATGGATAAATACAGAGATTACAAACAATCAAGACAAGAGTGGGCAGACAGTTATAGAGAAGGTTTAAATCTACTTGGATTTAAATATGTAACAAGAACAGAACCGTTTAGGGGAGCAAGTTCAGTTACTCACCCAGTATTAGCAGAAGCTGTAACTCAGTTTCAAGCACAAGCTTATAAAGAATTACTACCAGCAGATGGTCCGGTTAGAACTCAAATTTTAGGAGCAGCTACAGTTCCTAAAGAAGAACAATCTAAACGTGTTAAAGATTTTATGAATTATCAAATCATGGATCAAATGAAAGAGTACGAACCAGAGTTTGATCAAATGTTATTTTACTTACCATTATCAGGATCTACTTTTAAAAAAGTTTACTACGATGATTTACTTGGAAGAGCAGTATCAAAATTTATTCCAGCTGAAGATTTAGTTGTACCTTATTCTGCAACATCATTAGAAGATGCAGAAGCTATTATTCATGTTATTAGAATTTCACAAAATGATTTACGTAAACAACAGGTTAATGGTTTTTATAAAGACGTTGATCTTGGTGAGCCCCCTGTACAATCAGATCAGTTAAAAGAAAAAGAAAGAGAATTAGAAGGTGTTCAAGCTAATGGCACAGAAGACATGTACACTATTTTAGAAATGCATGTTAATTTAGATTTAGAAGGTTTTGAAGATGTTAATCCAGAAGATGGAGAACCTACTGGTGTTAAGTTACCTTACATTGTAACAGTAGATGAAGCTAACGGAAAAATTTTATCTATTAGAAGAAATTTTAAAGAAGAAGACCCATTAAAGAAAAAAATAAGTTATTTTGTACACTTTAAATTTTTACCGGGTTTAGGTTTTTATGGTTTAGGTTTAATTCACATGATTGGTGGTTTATCACGTACAGCAACAGTTGCATTAAGACAATTATTAGATGCTGGAACTTTAGCTAACTTACCCGCTGGTTTTAAAACTAGAGGGGTTAGAATGAGAGACGATGCACAACCTTTACAGCCTGGAGAATTTAGAGATGTCGATGTTCCTGGTGGAAATATTAAAGATCAGTTTATGCAATTACCTTTTAAAGGACCAGATCAAACTTTATTACAATTATTAAATGTTGTAGTAGGTGCAGGACAAAGATTTGCTTCAATTGCTGATATGCAAGTTGGAGATGGAAATCAAGGTGCCGCTGTTGGTACAACTGTAGCTCTTTTAGAAAGAGGTTCTAGAGTTATGTCAGCAATCCACAAAAGATTATACGTGGCTATGAAAAGTGAATTTAAATTATTAGCAGAAGTATTTAAAACTTATTTACCTCCTGTATATCCATACGATGTACCGGGTGCATCAAGACAAGTTAAAGTTGCCGACTTTGATGACAAAATTGATATTCTGCCAGTAGCAGATCCTAATATTTTTTCTCAAACTCAAAGAATATCTTTAGCACAAAGTCAATTACAACTAGCGCAATCAAATCCTCAATTACATAATTTATATCAAGCATATAGATCTATGTATGATGCGTTAGGAGTAAAAGACGTTAATGCAATTTTACCACCTCCAGCAAAACCAATTCCAATGGACCCAAGTTTAGAACATATTACAGCAATGTCTGGAAAACCTTTTCAAGCATTTGGTGGACAAGATCACAAAGCACACATCGATGCGCATTTAAGCTTTATGTCTATCTCTATGATTCAAAATAATCCAATGGCAATGGCAGCAATTCAAAAAAATATTTTAGAACACATTTCTTTGATGGCTCAAGAGCAAGTTCAAATAGAATTTGTAGAAGAGTTACAGGAACTACAACAAATACAACAACAACTACAACCATTGATGCAAAATCCTGCTGCAATGCAAAACCCACAAGTAATGCAGATGCAACAACGTATGCAACAGGTTACAAATCAAATAGAAGCAAGAAAAGCTATTCTAATTGCAGAGCTAACTATGGATTATGCTAAAGAAGAAGACAAAATTAGTAGTGAAGCAGGTGGTGATCCGTTAATTAAATTAAAATCTAGAGAATTAGACATCAAAGCTAAAGCAGATCAAGAACGAGCTTCGAATAATGAAGGTAGACTTAACGTTGATAAGACAAGAGCGCTTATGAATGAAACACAACACCAAGAAAAGCTTGAACAAAATGAAGAATTAGCAGAATTACGTGCTGATACGTCTTTAACTAAGGCGCAAATGTCTATCGATAGTAAAAGATTCGATTTTGGTAGAAATTTTAAGAAAAATTAAGTATAATTAATCATTAAGGAGAAAACTATGAGCAAAGATTGGAAAAGAGGATCAACTTTCATGAATGACGACGTTAAAATTGAAAAAGAATTAGGCGTTGGTTCAGATGGTTACCAAACAGGAAATAAACCAGTAGAAATGACTAGTGGTACTGAATCTCAGGTTGTTACTGTTAAAGGAACTAAAGCAATGAGAGCTGGCAAGAGACCTGTAAAAGCTACTTGGTACTAACATGTGGTTATCGGCAATTAAATTAGCCGTTTCTGCTGGAAGTAAAATTTACGCTAATAAACAGAGAACGAAAATGGCTATGTCAGATGCACAGCTTATGCACGCATCAAAAATGGCCCGTGGTGAGGAAGCTTACCAGGGAAAACTTTTAGAATCTAGACAATCAGATTGGAAAGACGAATTTATTTTGCTTTTACTTTCGGTCCCCATCGTAATGTTGGGATGGAGTGTCTGGTCAGATAATCCTGTACATATGGAAAAAATGGAGTTATTCTTTGTGCACTTTGGAAATTTACCATTATGGTATCAAACAATTTTTGTTGGAGTAATTGCTAGCGTCTATGGACTTAAGGCAACTCATCTGATAAAGAATAAGTAATAAGGAGAAAACATTATGAGAAACGAC